ATGTATTGCCCTATTCCTATAAAACAGAAAATGCGATTCTACCAAGAAATGGCTGGAACTTATACAAGGTTTTCTGGCAGTCACAATCTAAGTCACCCTCTATCTTTGAGGAGCATGTAGCCCCAGATAAAGCATGGCAAAGTTCAACAATCCTATACAATAAAGCACTGAAGTCAGCGGATGATCCTTTCGGATGGAACAAGGCGGCCAATTTATCTCCAGCAACACAAAATCTGCTACGAAGAGCATTAGATATCTCTAGTAAGACCAGTGAACCACTATAGCGAACCTAAACACCTGACGCTATATATACTTTAGGATGCAAAGGGCAAAGACAGTAAAACGTGTTAAAACTATTATAAATTCTGTTGGCTTACCAACTCAACCCCAGCAACCCCCAGTGGTATCACAGCCCTTAGATTTCCTACAAAATATGGAAAAAGGAATGGAGGCATTTTTTTCAATTGAGAATAAGAATACGCTCAAGAAGCCATGGCTGAAGCTTGACCGTGCTCTAAAGATTGACCGTCTACGAGCCTTTGCTGATAACTATGATGCTTCAACGGAAGAAAAGCAACGTCTAACACAGTGTCTTCTTTCATCCCTAGACAGAGGCCTACTAAAAACCCGACAGGTTGTTACCTATAATACAGAAACCTGTAAAATTGATGAAATAAAAGGCCTAACTTCGGTAGCAACAGACGGAGGCCTTCGGTCTTTTAAGGTTGAATTACCACGGGCGACCAAGCGGAGAACACGAACACCCCAGCAGGAGAATCTGCTGGAAAACCCGTAGAAGAAATAGAGACGATGTATTCAAATATCTGTAATTGGTTCAATGATTGGTACGATATGTCAGAGCGGAATTTTCCACTTGATAATTGGGAACTCGGCTATGTTCGGGAGGATATTTGGGAGGAGTGGCTAAATGTGAATGAACATCTAGAAAAAGACCCACCGACTATGAAGAAGGAAAGAGAAATCATAGATTGTATTCTCCTTTCCTCAATGAAATGGGCTCAGAAGAGGGCGACCAAATTTACGCCAAAAGAAGCGGAGGCTTTTATTAAATTCCTTAAGGAAAAGCCTCAGACCGAGCAGCATACAGCCGAGTGGCACGCAGAGAAAATCAACCTTCTTACTGCTAGTGAATTCGGATATGTGATTGGTACAGCACCCGCTGCTCGGAGAAATGTCTATGATCGCAAATTCATAAAAGCAGCACTGCTAGAAAGTCAACAGAACGCAGCAATCACACCTTCCCTAGATGTACAACCAGTTGCCATCAGCAATGAAAACTATTCCCTTCAGGCAACAGTCTGGGGGCATCGCTATGAATCAGTTGCTAGAACAATGGCGTCTATTCTCTTCTTTGACAGTAGTCCAATTGCGGATAATCTCGGCAGAGCAGTTCATCCTATTCATAAGAAACTTGCCGCTAGCCCCGATGGTGTCGTAGAAGCAGGCTCAAGAGCCGGTCATCTGATTGAAATTAAGTGTCCTATTACACGAACTCTTATTGACGATGAGATTCCATACGAGTATTACTGCCAGATGCAGATTCAAATGGAAGTGACTGGATGTCCAGTGGTTGAGTATGTTGAGATGAAGTTTAGTCAATCCCCCGACCTCCCTAAAAAGGAGGGTTGGGCGGGAGTCTTAGTCGTAATAGAAGAAGAAGGGGTTCTACGCTATGAATATGGACCCCACACCTTGGATAACCATAAATTGCTAGAAGAATGGCAGCCCACCCTTAAGGCCAATAGTATTATACATGAAAGAACCTATTGGTTCTTGGAAGACAGTCATTGGAAAACAGTTCACAGAAACTCTTTCTGGTGGACTGAAGTCGGTTATCCGGGTTATCTAAAGTTCTGGGATTGCTGGGGCGAAGAGTATGAACGCTGGTCAGCAACTCAAAATAAGTACATGTTTATCAAGGATGATTAACAGGCAACTCCATCCTGAATTGGTTTTTGTTTGTCAGTAGCATAAAAATCCAGCAGCATCTCATGCCGAGGAGCCGAGCAACTATCAGGGAATTTCCGCAGATAATTATTAGTTCTCTGTGAATAATCTCCATTTAACTTCATATCCTCTGACGCATCTAAAGTTCGGCAGACCTCTGACGTAATATCGTACCGTGCGACTTCTTCCGGATTAGTTATGGGCAATACATCTGCTAGAAGCCGATAATCTAGTGCCTGGTCCCGTGGACTCAAAAAGTTCTCCTGCTTTGCAAACACAGGAAGAGCAGGCGGAGCAGCGATTTTTGTCTGAAATCCCGTTGTAATATTCAAACCAATTAATAATAGTAAAATGATTATTACTATTCCTAGCATTCTATCTTATACGCATAATAAATTTGACTAGCCCTTATGCGTTCTGGAAATCCATAAAGGAATGTCTAATACGGTAGAGATGCGTGTTCAGAAGCGAAATGGAGAAATGGAGGCGGTAAGTTTTGACAAGGTTACTGCTCGAATTCGTGGTGCCTGCGACGGTCTTTCTGTTAATGCGACAATGATCGCACAGAAGGTACTTGGCTCTATTATTGACGGAATTAAGACAAGCGAACTGGATGAATTGACGTGTGTTACATCCGTTGCCTATGTAACAGAGCATCCCGACTATGGTGTTCTTGCGTCACGAATTGCGGTAAGTAACCACCATAAGAATACGCCTACGACATTTCTAGAGGTGACCCAGCGTCTGGCGGCGGTCAAGAATAAGCGGGGGGAGACGCAGCCCGCAGTCAGTGATAAGTTGGTCACAATTCTGGCCAACCACCATGCTACGATTGAGGCTAAGCTAGATTATAACCGGGACTATCTCTTTGACTATTTCGGTTTCAAGACGCTGGAGAAGTCTTATCTGCTCCGGGATGAGTACAGACAGGTTCTAGAGCGGCCTCAGCACATGTGGATGCGTACTGCTCTAGAGCTCTGGCCGGATAACCTTGAAAAGGCTTTTGAGACATACGATGCGATGAGCCAGAAGCTCTACACGCATGCCACGCCCACCCTCTTCAACAGTTGTACTCCGAAGCCCCAGCTTAGTTCCTGTTTCCTTCTGGCGATGAAGGAGGATTCTATTGCTGGAATCTATGATACGCTCAAGGACTGTGCTACGATTAGCAAGCACAGTGGCGGAATTGGTCTTCATATCCATAATGTTCGGGCCAAGGGTTCAATCATCCATGGCACGAATGGTGTCAGCAACGGAATTGTTCCGATGCTCCGCGTCTTCAATAATACGGCCTGCTATGTTGACCAAGGAGGTGGAAAGCGTAACGGCTCTTTCGCCATCTACCTTGAGCCGTGGCATGCCGACATCGCCGACTTCATCCGCATGAAGATGAATACGGGCTCGGAGGATGAGAAGGCCCGTGATCTCTTCTACGCCCTGTGGGTGCCTGACCTCTTCATGGAGCGTGTTATCGCAAACGGTGATTGGACGCTCTTCTGCCCGGCGGAGGCACCTGGTCTTTCTGATTGCTATGGTGATGAATTTAAGGCTCTATACGAAAGGTACGAACAGGAAGGAAAGGGCCGCAAGACGGTAAAGGCCCAGAAGATTTGGTTTGAGATTCTTGAATCACAGATTGAGACTGGCACACCCTATCTCGTTTATAAGGACGCCTGTAACAAGAAGAGTAACCAGAAGAATCTAGGCGTCATCAAGTCATCTAACCTTTGCTCAGAGATCATTGAGTACTCAGCACCAGATGAGACGGCAGTCTGTAACCTGGCTTCTATGGCTCTTCCCGCATTCATTACTAACGGTCAGTTTGATTTCACCGCATTCCGCCAGACGGTTGCCTTGGCAACAACAAATCTTAACCGCGTGATTGATGTGAACTTCTATCCGACACCGGAGACTCTAAAGTCAAATATGCGTCATCGTCCGGTAGGCCTTGGTGTACAGGGTCTAGCAGATGTGTTTGCCCTTCTTAAACTCAGTTGGGAGAGCCCCGAGGCTTTCGCCCTCAATCGACAGATTTTCGCCCACATGTACTACGCAGCCCTCCAGCAGTCCATGTTGCTGGCTAAGACTGAGGGACCCTATGAGACCTTCAAGGGATCACCTGCTTCCAACGGTGAACTTCAGTTTGATCTTTGGTCTATTGAGCCGGAGGAGCATCCGGAGTTGGACTGGGCACAGCTCAAGCGTGATATCCAGCAGTATGGTCTGAGAAATTCACTGCTAGTAGCCCCGATGCCAACCGCATCCACCAGCCAGATTCTTGGATATAACGAGTGTATTGAGCCTTTCACGAGTAATATTTACACCCGGCGAACTCTAGCAGGTGAATTCATTCTGGTGAATAAGTATCTCATCAATGATCTGCTAGCCCTTGGTATTTGGTCACCCGAACTGAAGAACAAGATCATTGGAAACGGTGGCTCGGTACAGGGTATTGCGGAGATTCCTGTAGAGACACAGGCTCTTTACAAGACAGTTTGGGAGATGAAGCAGAAGACGCTCATTGATATGGCGGCTCAGCGGGGTGTGTATGTCTGCCAGAGCCAGTCCCTTAATCTCTATGTGGCTGACCCGGATTTCCGAAAGTTGACTAGCATGCACGTTTACGCGTGGCAGCAGGGTCTCAAGACAGGCATCTATTATCTGCGAACCAAGTCAGTTGTAAAGGCCCAGCAGTTTACGGTGGAGCCTACCCATGTTCCGGGACAGCAGGTGGCCCAGCCAGCAAAGAAGGAAGAAGAGTGTGTCATGTGCTCTGCCTAAGCCATAAAAATTGAAAGCAGGCTACCGCGTAGCGGTATAGTAGCACCTAACTAAATCAATTACACTAGAAATGGATAGTAATCTGCCGGCTAATTATTGGAGGGGTAAGTTGGAGTGGACACAGTTCCAACGCCAGAAGTTGGTAAAGAAGGCCGCATGGTCAGCAAAGGATGCTGAGGATATGGATGAGATTAACGAGATGATTGAGTATTATGAGAATATGCTTGAGTGGTGTGATGTTCGAGATAACGACCATTGGTCATGGGATCAGTGGCTTTCTCATCTTGCGAATAAGAAGAAGCCGCAGGTAAATAAAATTATTGGCACTCTTCCCAATGATGAGTTTTAAATTACTATAGTAGATGTACCTCTTTACAATTTTCGTAGACAATGAATATACAGCAAAAAAGATGATGACCGCTGCTAAGAAACTTGGACATGATATGGTCTGGCAGTGGGTAAAAAAGGACAAGAAAGGAAAACTAGTTATTGCTTGTGACTTCCTGTCAAAAGACTAATTTTTTGCTAAAAAAATTGAAAACCTATTTTTACCAAGAGATAAGTGGCATCGTAAGAACTGAAAGAAAGAAATGGCTCTGAAAATTCCCTTTGAAGGATTCAATTACCTTCCGCATCAAGAACATGGAATTCGCTGGATGCTCGAGCGGGAAAAGGCCGAGATTCGTGGCGGCATCTTAGCAGATGATATGGGTCTAGGTAAGACGTGGCAGCTTATCGGCCTCCTCCTTAACAGTGCCCTGAAGAAGACTCTGCTGGTAGTCCCCGCTTCTCTGCTAGAAACCTGGCTAACCGCCCTCCAGCAGGCCAGTATCGCAGTCTATCATAAGATGACAAGTGACGCAAAGTGGACCTGTGTTAGTGACCCCAAGAAAAATGGGAAATATGTCTTTCTGATTAGTTACGACCGTTTCGTAAACGGCTGTAAGTACAATCTTCTAAATGAAACAACCTTCCAGCGGGTCGTCTGCGATGAGGCTCAGAATATCCGCAATGGAGCAAAGACGCGGCGTTTCGTAGCTCTTATGGGTTTGCCTCCTTCTTCCCGATGGCTCCTAACAGGCACTCCATTCCAGAATAGTGAAGAGGACATGCAGAATCTCTTCCTCTTCCTAGGAGCAACTAAGCAACCGGTCTCCACATTGGTTCGGACCTGTCTTCTTCGCAGGACATACGCCGATCTCCGCAACCAAGGCTTCCCCGGCATCCCTCCTCCTTATCAGAAGGAAACTATCATTGTGAAGGCGGAGTCCAACCCCGAGCGGAAACTTCTAGCAAAACTGATTGGCCGGATTCTCTTTGCTAGAGCCCACCCGACCCCTCCTTTCATGATCTTGGAACTCTTCATGCGGATGAACCAAGCAATGGCACATCCGTATGTCTATTTCAACTCTATTAAGAAGAAGAAGGGTCTCATTATTCCTCGGGAGGAATGGCTGGGAATCCCCTCGGGCAAGACGCACGCCTTGTCAAATCTTCTCTTTACCAGTCAGAAAGAGCCCACAATTGCCTTCTGTACCTTTACAGATGAGATTCGTGTGGTGGCAGATACCTTCCGAGACCAAGGCTACACTGTCTTCATTCTGAATGGTCAAGTGGGTTTCCAGCAGAGACAGGATTCTATTGTGGAGGCACGGACCCTCGTCCAAGGAGGAAACCCCGCAATCGCTTTCGTAGTCCAATGGGTTGCGGGAGGAGCGGGTCTAAATCTTCAGTTCTGTACACGGGTCATCCTCTACACACAGCACTGGAATCCGGCGGTTATCCAGCAAGCGATTGGTCGTGCTCATCGTATTGGCCAGCAGAACCAAGTCCGCGTGTATTCCCTCGTCTTCAACTTTGAGGACAAACTGAATATGGACCGGCGGATGCGACTGGCTCAACGCCATAAGATGGAGGACGCCCATGATATTCTAGCAACCTTACTGCTGGAAGACAGCACTTCTCGGCAGCCTCAGCCGGAACCTATACTTGAGGTTCCTCAGCAGGAGCAGCCAGTGGATGAGGACCCATCTTAAAAAAATTCAACAGATCCAGTCTAAAGGAAAAAACGCATAATACAATATAAACGGGCATGCAGATTTTTGTTAAGACTCTTACGGGCAAGACAATCACGCTGGATGTTGAGCCTTCAGACAGCATTGAGAATGTGAAGCAGAAGATTCAAGATAAGGAAGGAATTCCGCCTGACCAGCAGCGTCTTATTTTTGCCGGAAAGCAATTAGAGGACGGCCGCACACTCAGCGATTACAACATTCAGAAGGAGTCTACGCTTCACCTTGTTCTCCGTCTCCGCGGAGGTACGCTAAACTTAGTTTAGCATCCATCACCTGCGATTTCCGTAGTGAATTTAAAATCTTCTCAGATAGAAATGCCGGTTCCATTAGCACAAAAAATAAAAGAGCAGAAAAAACTTATAGCAGATTTAAGCAAACGCTGGAATTTAGCAATTAAAATGGAACAAACATTTAACAGAAATGGAATTATTTCGGATGTTAAGGGACGGACAAAAGCAGTAAAGGAAGTTTCTAAGTGTGCGAAAAAATACGAAGACGCAATACTAAAATTACATAAATTGGAGGAAAATTCTACATAGGCGTCCCAGCCGTACGCCAAGCCTCCAGACGCCGATAATAATCAGCCATCATTTCATCATTATCCTTCTTTGCTTTCAAGCAGACAGGACAATTATGGCAGGGCCCATATCCATCTTCCCACTCAATCTGATGTTTTGACTTAATTTCCTTAGGAGCAGATTTGAAGGTTCTATAATCGCGATGTTTAGGATACAATTCCTCTTTGTAGGCCACAATATGGTGGTCATCCGGCAGCCAGAATGGCTCAAGATGAGGAAATGTCATATAATAATGAGCCGCCGAATTTCCGGGTGGAGCCTGCCAAGCAACTGTTAGTTTCTTAGTACGCTCCGGATTCAAATGCTCTTTTCCGTACCACTTCATCCGATTAACATTCATCTTTGCCTGCTTATCGGCCCCACAAGTATTCAATTTTGGGTCAGAAAAGCAAAAAATTTGAAACCCCGCACCCACCAAGAAAATGGTATACAGGCGAATAAGAAACATATTAGAAATGGAGACTGAGTGGACGACTGTCAGTAAGCGTAATAAGGTAGCCCCTGTTCAGCCAAGGAAGAATTATTCCGAGGAATTTGTACAAGATGTACGGACAAACAAGGTGTACGCAAAGCGGGAGTTTCCCGCAGGTGTGACAGTTTCTCGACCCCTTGAGCCTATTGTCTCAAAGGGTTCAGTTTTCTCATCTCGTCTCCGACAGGAGGTTGAGCAGGCTCGTGTGGCACCAATTCCTACTGCTGATGTACGGGACACCGTTAATTTTGAGTCAACGAAGGTAGTAAAGCCTTCACCCTACAAGAATGCTGCTCTAAATGCGGTTAAGCAGGAGCAGGTTCGGCAGGCCAATGCTGCGATTGCGGCGGCTTCCCGTAACAGTGAATTTACCGCATTCCAGAATATTCCCATTATGCGTATGAAGCGTTCATCAACGCCTGTTGTACGGGATGAGTATGATGAGCATGAGGATCAAGGCTTTGATGATAACGATGATATCATCAAGGTTCGTCGGACACGAGTTCAGCCCACTGAGAAGTTTCAGACTGTGACTCGTGTTTCTCATGTTTCAACGATTCATAAGTCGGCTATTGATATTATTGAGCCGGAGGATGACGCTCAGCCCGAGAATGGCACAGAGCAGCCCGATTATGAGTAGGGCAACTTCAATTGTTGGTCTGATAAAACAACCAAATCCCACACATCCGCATAAACCCTCAAATATGTTTTTTTACTATTATTCCGAGGATCAGCAGTTTGTGTAGTTAGAACAAACTGAAGTTCCGGTTTATCAGCCTGTGTTAAATTCAAGGTTCCTGCTGGAAGTTCTAAATCCTCAGCCCCCGCATCTAAGCAGTAGACATTTTGAACATATTGACCCCTATCATGGCAATAAGGAATAACCTTTTCAAAGAAATCTGAATCCCAAACACCAAGGCGATCTTGTCCGTGTATAAAAAAAGTAAGCGTAGAAAACCATGCTCCAAGACCAACAGGTAAATAATTCCATGCTTGTCCCGCCAAATAGGAGGCTTCTGTCTGAAAAAGAACACGAAGCCGTTGAACTGAGCCGTAGACTTCTAGCAGTTTCCTTAATGTAGGTGTAGATGCCCCCTTCCAAATATAGTCCTCAAGAGTGTATTGATTTAGTATACAACGCTGAAAAGGAACTGTCCATGGAGTATCCCGTAGCAACTTCTGGCAAACAGAATCTACATAGACATATTGAACACGGAGAAGTAAACTAGGCTTGCCGAGTTCATTCCGATTTTTTGTCACAAAACGCACAGGTGAACCTCCAGCAGTAGTTTGAACTGTCATTTGTTGTCCAAAAACATTGGGTTGGAGAGAACCTGTAAAGGATTCTATTAATGAGGACATCTTATTAAGATACACGCGTACACGAAGAGAAAAGGGACTTATGGCTCCTATGGGGATACCAAAATCTTTCGCTAAACAGTCAAAGGGTAAGTTGAGCCGAATTTCCAGTTGACCGGGTGTGGCATTTCTTTGGATTCCTAGCAGAGAACCATCATGACTGCCCGTCAACTGATTGACCACTGTCATTTTATCCGCTGTATACTTGGACTGTGCTCGTAACCACATGGCTTCACCGAAGTCCTCATAAATCATAAGTTGATTTTGGTATAATTGAATTTTCTGAATGGCAAGATATCCACAATGATTTGTCCATCCGTAGGTATTTCCATTAAGATCAGCAACAAGAGATGTTCCATTTACAGCGGCCACTGTAGAAGGTAACCATGTTGGAAGATTCAACAATAGATGAATATCTCGTATTATATCCCCGACTGGTTCTAAGAAAAAATCTACATAGGATTCAAAATCGCCCTCATTTCGGGGAACTACAAAGCGTGTTTCCCGTAACCATGGACTTGCTCGTAAATAAACACTATGAAAAAAGCTCATCTGCGGATCCCCGGTGAAAAAAGTGTCTTTTTTCCCACGGGCAACTAATTCAAGAAGACCTGCTCCTCCCGACGAACTCATTAACTCCTATTCTTCCTTGTGTTTTAAGTTGTCCATTGCTTATTACAAACTTGGCACTGGTATTCAAAGAGAAGATTCTTAACATCAGTCTTTACATAGATAATATCCTTTGCTGGAGTCTTGGGGTCAGAAGCAGCCTTATTTGTCGCACAATCGGTATTAGGGCACTTTACATTATGAAGATGAGGCATTGTAGGATCTGAACGGGTAAATTCATTCATAAAAGACTGCTTTGTCTTTTGATTCTGAATATCGGTGCGGAAATGGGTCTCAAGAATGAGTGCCTCATCAGAAGAAGTCGGCTTCATCTCTGTTGTAATTCCATCCTTCTTACAGGTATGGGTAAGATTATTCTGATTTGCCTCGACGAAGAGATAGTAGCCACAGATTTCACAGAAACGCATACCTATTTTAGAAGAGTGATTTATATTCAAATTTTAAACACCGCAGGCTGTTTACACTTACCGCAGGCTGTTTACACTTACCGCAGGCTGTTTACACTTACCGCAGGCTGTTTACACTTACCCGCACCCCACCCCAAAAATTTGACGCCCAGCCAATGCGACACCAAAAACAAGCCCC